CCTCCGTGCGGGATTTTTTCCCCACGGGAGAGTCGGCGGCTGTCCGGCGGCAGTCAAGGCGAGGGCCAGGGCGCTGCGAGAGCGCAGCGCGAAGGCGCAAAACGTTGCGGAAACGCAGCGAGAAGTAAATCACATGGCATAGACCAAAAGCCTGAAAGGCAAGAGTCAGCACGCACCGGAGATCGGTGCGCGTCGGCCCTTGCCTTTTTTGTTTTCCGGCTCATGACCCGGCCCCTGTGCCGGTATTCATCCTTTCTTCCCTTCCCTTCCGGTCTCCGTGCCCTACCACGGAGGCCGGGTCATGAGCCGGAGCACACGGTCCGAATCGGACACATTTCCCCGACGCACACGGCGGCGTTCGCGCCGCAGCGGGTTTGATCCTCCTGCGGCGGCCCTGGCTGCCATGCGAGGGTCGCCGTGTGCGCCGGGTATCACAGGAGGATCAGCATGGCAAAGAAAAAGACACCCGGCGGGACTGCCGGAAAGGGCGGCGTCAATCCGGCGCCGACGAGAGACAATCAGACGGTGCGGATCGCAGCGGAGCAGCTCACCATGGTTCCAATTGACGATCTCATCCCCTACGCGAACAACGCCAAGACGCACAGCGTTAAGCAGATCAACCAGATCCGGGCCAGCCTGCGGGAGTTCGGTTTCGTAACGCCGGTGCTCATCGATTTTGACAACAACATCATCGCAGGCCACGGCCGGGTAGAAGCCGCCAGGGCGGAGGGCATGAGCGAGGTGCCCTGCGTGCTAGTGACCAACCTGACAGAGGCCCAGCGCAAGGCGTACATTCTGGCGGACAACCGCCTGAGCGAGACGGCAGCATGGGACACGGAGCTGCTGAAAATCGAGCTGGAGGGGCTGGAGGCTTTGAACTTTGACACCGGGATCGCCGGTTTTGACGCGGAAGCTATGGAGGAGCTGGGCGTAGAGATTGGCAACGCCCATACACAAGCCGAAGCCTACGAGGACGATTTTGACGAAGATCCCCCCGAAGAAACCTCCGTGCGTGAAGGAGACATCTATCAGTTAGGGCGGCACCGTCTGGCGGTCGGCAGTACTGCCGATGAAGCGGCTATGACCCGCCTCATGAATGGTGCTCTGGCAAACATGGTTTTTACAGACCCGCCTTACGGCGTGGCTGTGGGATCCAAAAATCAAATGCTGGATGATGTTGCCGGGGGAAAAAGCGGACGCTGCACCGAGGACATCTACGGAGACACCATGAGTGAAAGCGATCTTCACGATATGCTTTTGCAGGCCATGACAAACATTCGGCTGGCATGCCGGGACGATGCTTCTTTCTATGTCACCAGCCCACAGGGCGGCAGCCTTGGTTTGATGATGATGATGATGCGGGAGGCCGGCCTGGAAGTCCGGCACATGCTGATTTGGAAGAAATCTTCTCCGACGTTTTCTATGGGTCGTCTGAATTACGAATACCAGCACGAGCCTATTTTCTTCACGTGGACCAAAAAGCATATCTGGTACGGAAACGGCAAATTCCACACGTCCGTGTGGGATGTGGATAAACCACGCAAGTGTGACTTGCACCCCACCATGAAGCCGATAGCCCTGGTTGAAAACGCCATTCTGAATTCTACCACGGAGGGTGACCTCGTTCTGGATGGCTTCGGCGGCAGCGGGACAACGTTGATCGCCTGTGAGCAGCTGGGGCGGACGTGCTACATGATGGAAATCGACCCTAAGTATGTCCAGGTCATCATTAACCGGTGGGAAGCTATGACCGGAGAAAAGGCGGTGCTGCTGAATGACCGTGCAAGAAGCTGAGCGGATCATCGCGCGGACCAACAGCCCGTATCTGAAACGGGATATGCAACGGTTTATCAGAAACCAGCGGAGAAAGGAGGGCCGGAATGGCCGGGAAAAGACAGCCAACGGATGTGGTGATCGCCAACGGGCGCAAGCACCTGAGCAAAACCGAGGAGGCGGAGCGAAGGGCCGGTGAGGTGAAGGTCTCCCCTGCCAAGACGGCCAAGCCGCCCAAGTGGCTGCCGGAGACGCTGAAAAAGGATTTCCGGGCTATTGGCAAGCGGCTGATCGCCTCCGGGCTCTACACGGAGCTGGACGCCGACACCCTGGGCCGCTATCTGGTGGCCCAGCACCAGTGGCTCATTGCCACCGGCGAGGCAGAGAAGGCGCTGGCCCAGCGAGACCAGGAAGGCGCCGACGGCTGGGGCAAGATCCAGGAGCGCTATTTCAAGCAGGCCCGGAACTGCGCCAACGATATGGGCCTGACGGTTACCAGCCGCTGCCGTCTGGTTGTGCCGGACACCGGAAAGCAGGCGACGGAGGACAGCAACCCCATGCTGGAGCTGATCCGGGGAGGCATGGATCGGTATGCCTGAGTTGTTGACGCTGGCGCCGGGTATCGAGGTACCGACGCCGGATGACGGCGCGGAGCTCCGGTACAACCAGACCGAGGTGGACCGTGTGGAGAAATTCTTTTCCATGCTGGTGTTCGGCCAGAACCAGTGGGCCGGTCAGCCCTTCTACCTTCTGGAGTGGGAGCGGCGGGCCATCCGGGAGTTCTTCGGCATCCAGATCCGCAACGATCGCGGCCAGTGGGTGCGATACCGCCGGTTTCTGTATGACGAGATCGCCAAGAAGAACGGCAAGAGCGAGTTTGCGGCAGGGCTGGGGCTGAATCTGCTGGTGAATGACGGCGAGAGCCGCCCGCAGGTGGGCATCTTCGCCGCCGATAAGACCAACGCGGATATCATCTACCAGTGCGCCAAGTACATGGTGGAGCACACGGCTTTGGGCCAGCCGGCACACCGGCCGCTGGCATGGTGCCGGGACAGCGTCCGGGAGATCCGGACACGGTTCGGCGGCATGATGAAGGTCTACAGCAGCGACGCGGACACCAAGCACGGTTTCAGCTTTTCGGCCATCATCATCGACGAGCTGCACGCCCAGCCCAACCGGCGGCTGTGGGACGTCCTGACGGTGGGCTCCAACGCGGCCCGGCTCCAGCAGGCGGTGATCGTGCTGACCACGGCGGGCGATGACCCAGACCGCAAGTCTATCGGTTGGGAGGTCCATGAGAAGTGCCGCAGGCTGCTGGCATGGCGGCGGGGTGAGCCGGAGCGTCCCATGGATGAGGACGATCCGCAGTGGCTCCCCATTATGTACGGCATTTCCACCCTGACGCAGGACGATCCGGACAAGATCGCGGAGCTGGACATCTATGACGAGGCGCTGTGGAAAAAATGTAACCCCAGCTATGGGGTGACGATCCAACCCCGGCAGTTCCGGGATGACGCCCGGGCGGCCAAGGCCAGCGAGGCGGCGGAGCGCAATTTCCGGTGGCTGCGGCTTAACCAGTGGATCAGCACCAAGGACGTGGGGTGGCTGCCTTTGACCCTCTACGACAAAACCCAGGTCGGCCCCTCCGCCAAGGCGGAGCGGGAGGCGTGGGTCGAGGAGCATCTGACGGGCAAGACCTGTTACGGCGGGCTGGATATGTCCCTTCGAACGGACCTCAGCGCTTTGGTGCTGGTATTCCCTCCTCAGCCGGGACTGGATCAGGGCGTGGCCCTGTTCCGGGCGTGGCGGCCCCTTGAGGGCGTGACGGAGGCGGAGCAGCGGGACCATGTCCCATACCGGGACTGGGAGCGGGCCGGGTTCCTCACCCTTTGCCAGGGCGACATGATCGACAACCGGGACGTGATCGCGGCCATTCTGGACGCCAAGGAGCGGTATGACCTGCGGGCGCTGGGCATTGACCAGTACCTGACGGCCACCATGACGCCGCTGCTCCAGGATGAGGGCGTGGAGATCATCGCCATCCCCCAGACCATGGCAGGCATGAGCCCCGCCATGAAGGAGCTGGAGGGCCTGATCCGGGAGCACAAGATGCTCCACGTCCACAACACCTGCGCCCGGTGGTGCTTCGGCAATGTCCGGTGTGCGGTAGACGGCAACGAAAACCAGAAGCCCATGAAGAACCGGAGTATCGGGCGTATCGATATCACGGTGGCGTGGATCATCGCTGTGGCAGCGTGGATTGTAAAGCGCAACCAAAAGCCTGATCTGGCGGCGGCTATGAGCCGTCCCGGTTTTAGCTTATAACGCGGTCCGATTCGGACCGGAAAGGAGACCGCATGAAAAAAGTAAAGAGCGCTCTGGCCCGGTTCGGCCCGGACGTGCTGCTGGTCTGCGGCGCGGGCACCGTGGCCGTAGGCTGCGGGATGATCTGGCTGCCACTGGGCGTGATCGTAGCCGGCGGGGCGCTGATCGCCTTCTCCCTGCTGAGCGGTCCGGGAGGTGATGAGCAGTGAGCATGACCAACAGGCTGCGGCTGGCCGTCAGCCGCCCACAGCAGGTGCGGAATGACGTGACCGTCAAGACGCTGGCGGCATCCGGCGGGCTGGCCGTGGGCGAGCTGACCGAGACCACCGCCCGGAAGCTGAGCGCAGTGGACGGGTGCATGGAGATCCTGAGCAACTCCATCAGTAAGCTGCCCAACTACATCATGGACAGCCGGACGCGGGAGCACGTAGACCACTACCTCCTGCGGTTACTGAACGTCCGGCCCAATGAGGCTATGACGCCCAGCATCCGACGAAAGGTGCTGGAGAACAGCCGGAACGAGGGCGGCAACGGCTATGACTGGATCATCCGGGACCCCCGGACGGGGATCATCCGGGAGCTGATCCCGGTGCCCTGGTGGCTGGTGCAGCCCTGGCGGGATGAGGCCGGGCGGGTGTGGTACACCGTGACCCATCCGGTGACCGGCACGCCCATGGTGCTGCCAAACGAGGACATCTGCCACTACAAGGCCACCACACGGGACGGCCTGACGGGCATTTCGCCCCTGCGGCGGGCCAACGAGGTGCTGGCAGCGGCACAGGCGGCGCAGGCGTATGATCTGGCGTTTTACGCCAACGGCGGCCAGCCCAGCGGCGTGCTGGAGACCGACAGCGATCTGGGCGGCTGGGCGGAGGACGTCAACGGCAAGCACATCCAGAACGCGGACGGCAGCTATCAGACCCGGAAGGATCAGCTGCGGCACGAGTGGGAGAAGGTCCACGCAGGGCCAAGCAACAGCCACCGGCTGGCCATTCTGGATCTGGGACTGAAATACACCCCTATTGCCGCCACCAACAAGGACGCACAATTTGTGGAAAACAAGGAGGTCTCTATCCGGGACATCGCCAGATACTTCGGTGTGCCCCTCTACAAGCTGCAAGAGGGCAAGCAGGCCTATGGCAGCAACGAGCAGAACGCCATTGAGTACGTGGTGAGCACCCTCCATCCCATCGTCAACCAATACGCGGAGGAGCAGACGTGGAAGCTGCTGACAAACACGGAGCTGCGGCAGGGCTTGGAGATCCGAATCAACATGATGGCAGAGCTGAAGGGCGACACGGCCAGCCGTGGCGCCTGGTACACCAACCAGAGGAACAACGGCGTGTTTTCCGTCAACGATATCCGGGCACTGGAGGATCTCCCGGATGTGGAAGGCGGCGATGAGCGCCGGGAGAGCCTGAACTATGTCCCCCTAAAGGACTGGGCACGGCTCAGCGAACAGAGAAACGGAGGGAACGCAAATGCGGGTAACACTTAACGGCATCGTCGCAGCCGATGACGATGTGAAAATCTACCAGTGTTTCGGCTTCGCGGCTTTTTCGCCCAAGGCGGTGCGGGACGCGGTAGCGGCCACCCCGGAGGGCGAGGATCTTGTGCTGGAGATCAACAGCGGCGGCGGCAGCGTGTTTGCCGGATCCGAGATCTACAGCGTCTTGAGATCTTCTGGCATCCACACGGTGGCAGAGGTCCAGAGCCTTGCCGCCAGCGCAGCCAGCTACATGTGCCTTGCCTGTGACGAGGTGCAGATCTCCCCGGTAGCGCAGATGATGATCCATCTGCCGTCCACCAGCACCAGAGGGGACCGTGGAGATCATCTGCGGAGCGTGCAGATGCTGGACAGCACCAGGGAGGCCATCCTCAACGCCTACGAACTCAAGGCCGGCGGCAAGGCCGACCGGGCGGAGTTCCGGCGGATGATGAGCAACGAGACGTGGCTGACGGCTCAGGAGGCCGTGGACTGCGGTCTGGCGGACGGCATCATCGGCGAGACGGCCGGGATCGCCCCACAGAATGTGATGAATGCCATCGGCAGCGGCATCCGGGCACTGGGATGCGCCGGGATGCCGGACATCACGGAGCTGCGGGCCAGATACATGGCGGAGCAGCACCCAACGCCGGAGACGGACCCGGCACCCACAGCATCAACGGGCGGTGAGCCCGATGCAGATACCGGAGACTGGCAGGCACAGGCCCGCCTGGATCTGGAAAAAATCAGATTTTAAACGGAGGTAGCAAAACATGAACAATCTCAGACGCGATCTGGTGGATCTGACCACCCAGCGCACCGCCCGTCTGGAAGCCGCGCAGGCGGCTCTGGATGCGGGCAACCAGGCGGACTACGATTCCGCCATGGCGGATGTCCGTGATTTCAACGGCCGCATCCAGAACATCCAGGACCTCATCACCGAGCAGGACCGCCAGATCATGGCCGCTCCCGCTCCCGCCGGCGCAGAGGCCCGCGACATGGCCGAGGAGCGCGGCCATGCCCTCATGACCGGCAAGGCCGTGACCTTCACCGCCGACGAGACCCGCCGGGCCGTGATGAACTCCATCACTCTGGCCACCGGCACTCTGGTGGAGCCCACCGGCGCCGGCAGCAACATCCGGGACCCTCTGGGCAACGTGGTCTCCTCCATCGTAGATCAGGTGTACGTCCAGAACCTGACCGGCATGGGTAGCTTCCTGGAGCCCTATGTGATCTCCGAGATCGACGCCAAGGGCGGCAAGGTGACCACCAACGCCGGCAAGGCCCGCACCACCAGCACCGACCCCACCTTCGGCGTGGCCAAGATCAGCCCCTACGAGCTGAACGTGACCCAGTTTGTGGACCGCAATATCTCCCGCCTGAGCCCCGCCGACTACTACACCAAGATCTACAACATGGCCATGCGGGCCATGCGGCGCAAGCTGGCGGCTCTGATCGTCAACGGCGACGGCCAGGCTTCCCCCGATATGTTTGGCATTAAGAACGCCAAGAACGTGGCGGGCGCCGGGATCGCGGCCAGCGTGAATGTTTCCAGCATCGACGAAAACCTGCTGGATGAACTGTTCTTCTCCTACGGCAGCGACGAGGCCATCGGCCAGAACGCCCGGCTGCTGCTGAACAAGGCGGACCTGAAGGCCATCGGCAAGCTGCGGAACAGCGACAAGCAGCGGGTGTTCAAGATCAACCCTGCCACGGGCAACCCCAACGTTGGTACCATCGAGGACGGCGGCAACATCGTGCCCTACACCATCGTCAGCGATCTGACCGCCCTGTCTGCCTCCACCGCTGGCAGCGCTGCCATCCAGACCATGCTGTACGGTGATCCCGCCAACTACGAGCTGGGCCTGTTCGGCGACTACACCGTGCGGGTGGATGACAGCGTGAAGGCTGTGGAGCGCATGGTCACCATCCTGGGCGACGCCATGGTGGGCGGCAACCTGATCGTGGACAAGGGCTTCGTTATCGCGAACCTGCCTAAGTCCGGCGGCTGATCGGAGGGGTGACGGATGGCGTTTAGTGACCGGCAGGCCAGCATTCTGAGCTATTGCCGGATCGACGATCCCACGCCGGAGGACCTGGCCCTGCTGGAGAGTTTCCATGCGGACGCCGTCAGCTACATGCGCAACGCAGGCGTGGCGGAGCCGGAGGCCGGTTCCGCCCGCCTGCCCCAGTACAATGCCTGCATTCTGGCGCTGGTGCTGGACGCCTGGGACAGCCGGGGCACTCAGACCGCCGACAAGGCGTTTGCAGACAACCCGACTTTCCGGCGGCGGCTGAACCAGCGGAAGCTGACGGAGCCGGTGCGGTCCGAATCGGACACGGAGGGCTGATATGGACGTGAATGCTGGAAAGCTGAATAAGCGGGTGGAGATCGTGCGGATCTCCACCTACCCTGACGCTGACGGCTACGCAGTCCCCACGGAGACGGTGATCCGGCGCCCCTGGGCGCAGTTCTCCCGGGTCAGCGGCTCCGAGGCGCTGCGGCAGGGCGCGGACATGGGCGACGTCAAGGTGCGGTTCCTGATCCGCTCCGGACATACAGCCATCAGCCGGAAGGACCGGGTGCGGTACAACGGCGCGGACTACGAGATCGAGTACGTCAATGACTACGGCGACAGCGGCGAGTATACGGAGCTGATCGCCAAGCTACTGACGGCGGGAGGCTGAGTATGAGCATCAACGAGACCATCATCCAGGCGGTGACGCCCATCGTGCCGGTATGCGTTCCGGATGTGTACCGGCCCGACGCCGGGGAGACTCCGGCAGAGATCTACTGTGTGTTCAACTACACGGAATCTCCGGATGTGTTCGGTGACGATGAGCCGCAGGCCATTCGGTATCTGATCCAGCTGCACCTGTATCTACCGCTGGGGAAGACGCCGCTCCGCCTGAAACGGCAGCTCCGACGGGCCATGCTGGACGCCGGTCTTGCGGTTGGTGATTATACCAACGCCAGCGATCTGGAGGGCCAGCACTACGTTCTGGAGTGTCAGGCGCTGGATCTGGAGGTGGGCTGATGGGCTTCACGGTCAGAGGGCTTGACGAGTTCTCCCTATCCCTTCAGGAGCTGGCGGAGCTGCCGAACGCGGTGCAGGATGACATGCTGGAGGCCGGAGCCGCAGTTGTGGCCAAAGCCCAGCGAGACAAGGTGATGGCCTACGGCATCTATGACCGAGAGAGCACCCAGCATGTGGCGGATTCCATCAAGCCGGGCAAGGTGAAACTGAAAAAGGGCGAGCGGGTCATCTATGTCAGCCCCACGGGTAAGCGAAAACGGGGCAACACAGAGACCCGCAACGCGGAGATTCTATTCGTCAATGAGTTCGGCAAGAAGGGCCAAAGTGCCCGGCCTGCCGTGCATGACGCCAACGAGGCCAGTGCGGAAGCCACCACGCGGGCAGAGTTTGAGGTTTATGACAGGTGGCTGAAATCAAAAAATCTGTAAGGAGGAAACCATGGGCAACAAAGCAGTTAAAACACCTCTTGGTATGGTGTCCAGTTACTTCTTCCCCTTTGCCAGCGAGCCGGTGGGCACCCATCCGGTCTACGGCGATAAGGTGGACATGGGCGCAGCCGTCAAGGGCTATCTGAGCCTGACCACGGCCTCCGGTGACATCACCGGCGATGACGCCATGCTGCTGTATTTCGAGCAGTTCGTCTCCGGCCAGGTGGACGTGGAGACCACGCTGAGCGATCTGGAGGTCAACGCCAAGCTCTACGGCCACAGCTACAAGGCGGGCCGGGAGACCGCCAAGGGTGAGGACAGCGCCCCCAACGGCGCCTACGCCTTCATTGAGCCGATCCTGAAGAAGGACAAGACCCTGGTCTACCGGGCCTCGTTCTTCTACAAGACCACGGCCATGCTGAGCGCGGAGAAGCAGGAGGCGGACACCCGCAAGAGCGACTTCAATCCCAAGATGAACGCGGTGAGCCTGCGGGTGATGAAGGACAACGCGGACGCATGGCGTGAGCGGCAGGAGTTCCCCACCCAGTCCGAGGCAGAGGCATTCATCGACTCTCTGGCGGGCGGCACGGCGGCCTACGGCGTGACCATCACCCATATCGGCACCGGCACCAGCGATCCCGGCGAGGGCACCACCTATGTGACCGCCGGGCAGAGTCTGGCCATCGACTTCGGCACCAAGGACCCCACGGCGCTGTATGACAACGCCGTCAACGTGACCAGCAAGCTGGCCACGCACAAGTACACCGTAAGCTCCATTGCGGCGGCTCACGAGATCGTGGCCGTCTGGAGCACCTGATCTTTACCGCAAGGACGGCCCGCAATGGGCCGCCCTTGCAGGAGGTTTATGCCATGCGATACGTTACGTTTGATTTCGACGGCAGCCCTCTGCCGCTCATGCTGACGGCGGGGGCGCTTTTTGATATTTATGACCGCTTCGGCGTCCATGACAGCATCCTGCGGGCCACCGGGGCCATGGAGGACACTTCCCAGGGCTGGATGGCCTGCTGTGAGCTGGCGGAGCTGCTGATGCAGCAGGCGGCGCTGTGGCGCAAGCGGCAGGGCTATGCCGACCGCAAGCGGGCCACGGGCTGGCCGTGGCGCTCTCAGAACCGGGCAGCGGTCCGCACCGCCGTGCGGCAGGCCATTGCGCGGGGCTTTTACCGGGCAGTGCCCTCCGGAGAGGACGCAGGGGAGGTCAACTTAGTCCTGGCGGCCCGGGAGGATGAGCGGGCGGAAGATCCGGAGCGGCTGCGGGTCAGTTTTCTGGCCGTATGCGCCGCCCGGCTGCATCTGCCCCCGGCAGACGCCCTGCTGCTGACGCCGGGCGAGTATCTGGACATGGTGACGCTTTTGAGCGGCGGAGAGGAGGGAGACTATGGCGGTCCGGCAGATTACAACTGAGATCTCAATCAAAAACGAGGCGGAATTCCGGAAGCAGATGAAGGCTGTGAACAACAGCCTTTCCGGCATGAAGTCCGAGATGGCCAAGGTTTCCGCCGAGTTTGACGGGCAGGCCAACAGCGCCGAGGCGTTGCGGCGCAAGCAGGCCATTTTACAGCAGCAGTATGACCAGCAGAAGGAGAAGGTCCAGGCACTGGCCCGGATGCTGGAGAGCGCCAAGAGCGCCTACGATGAGAACAGCGATGTGGTTCTGAGCTACCAGCGGCAGCTGAACACGGCCACGGTGGAGCTGATTAAGTTCGACCGGGAGCTGAAGAACACCGACAAGTATCTGGATGAGGCCGCCCAGTCCGCAGACGGTACGGCGTCCAGCATCGACGAATTCGGCAAGGCCGTCAAGGACGCCGGTGATGAAGGCTCCGACGGCATGGGCCAGCTCAAGGAGGCATTTGGACAGCTGGGCGAGGCGGCCAAGAGCGGCGACATCAACGGCGTTGTGGCGGCTCTGAACTCCATGAAGGGCGTACTGGTGGGCGGTGCGGCTGTGGCCGGGGCCAAGGCTCTGGCGGACGGCATTATCAACATCACGGAGTCCACCAAGGAGTACCGGACCATTTTAGGGACGCTTGAGACCTCCAGCAAGCAGGCCGGATACACCCAGGAGCAGACCACGGAGATCTACAAAAAGTTTCAGGCGGTTCTGGGCGACACGCAGAAGGCCGCCACGGCTACCGCCAACCTTCAGGCGCTGGGGCTGAGCCAGGAAAACCTGCGTACCATCATGGAGCAGGCCATCGGCGCATGGGCCACCTACGGCGACTCCATCCCCATCGACAGCCTGTCCGAGAGCATTAACGAGACGGTGCAGGTGGGCAAGGTCACCGGCGTCTTTGCGGACGCCCTCAACTGGGCAGGCACCAGCGAAGACGAGTTCAACGAGCGTCTGGCGGCCTGCGCCGATACCACCGAGCGGGCTAATCTGGTGCTGCAGCAGCTATCAGAGCAGGGCCTACAGGCAACCGGGCAGGCGTGGGTGGAAAACAACCAGGACATCATCGCCGCCAACACCGCCCAGGAGACCATGAACGAATCTATGGCTCAGCTGGGCGAGGCGCTACAGCCTGCGGCCAGCTTCCTGCTGGAGTACGGATCTGCTCTGGTGGACGTGGCAACGATGGGCGTCAACGCTCTTTCGAGCCTGGTGGAGTGGTTCGACAATCTTTTTAACGCGCAGCAGAAGGCCACGCAGGCCAGCTTTGAGGCCATCGACAGCCAGTACAGTCTGGCAGACTACCAGGCCAACGGTCTGGTCAACGCCGGTGGTGTCATCGACTATGCAGCCGCCAAGCGGATGCAGGACGCCGGGACATTCAAGCGGGCCGCCGGCGTTTCCCGGAGCGACGCCCTCAAGCGGGGCTGGAAGCTCAGCCCTATCAACGGCTCCCACGCCGACGGGCTGGATTACGTCCCCTTTGACGGCTATGTGGCGGAGCTGCACCAGGGCGAGGCGGTGCTGACCTCCGGCGAGGCCAGCTTCCTCCGCAGCGCCATGGCGGCGGGGCGGACGCTGGGCGGCAGTCAGCGGAGCAGCCGGGCCGTGTCCGATTCGGACACCGGCGGCAGCGGCGGCACGCCGAAGGTCTATGACCTGACGATCCCGGTTGAGCTAACCATTGACGGCGCCACTTTCGCCCGGAAGGAATACAAGTACCGCATCGCAGAGGACAACCGCCGGGGCGTCTCTCTGGCGGGGAGAGGAGGCAGCCGATGACACGGCCACCCTATATCGTAGACGGCGTGGATTTCACGGACTACGTCAACCGCTGGCAATACTCCGTGGGCTATGTGTACCGGGAGGGTTCCAACGCGGCCCTGCGGCTCAGCGGCTTGCAGCCCCGGGACCTGCTGGCCATCAAGACCCGGGTCTCCGTGACGGTGAATGACCAGCAGGGGCCGCAGCTGGCGGCGCTGCTGACGGCGGTGCTGAAGAACTACGTGCAGCTCACCTACTTTGAGCCCAAGGACAACGCCGCCCGGACGGCCACCTTTATGCCCACGGTGGAGGAGGTCAGCATCCCGCCGGTGCCCGGCTCCGTCCGCTGGGGCAAGGGCTTCCGGATCACCATGGAGGAGGCGTGACGATGGCAGTCAACGAGATCCGCTACAAGGGCGTCAGCTACGCCACGGATGATGATATCAAGGTCCCCTCCGGGATCCTGTACGAGGTCAAGGCCCTCCGCTCCGACAGTCTGGAGGCCAACAGCCTCACCGTCACGGTGTTTTCCAATGATAAGGCCATCATGGGCTTCGCCAAAAATGACAAGGTGGAGTATTTCCGGGATGGCCGCCGGGTGGGCGTGTACTATCTCCAGACAGTGGAGCGGGTCGGCAGCGACGCCTATACGCTCTCCGCCCTCTCCGCACTGGGACGGCTCATCACCATGCGCCACGTGGGCGGCATCTACACCGGCCAGACGGTGGCGGAGGTAGTCCCCCAGATCTGCGGCCCGGTGGCGGTGATGATTGAGAGCGTATACGCCAGCCGCCAGCTGTACGGCTACCTGCCGTACAGCAACCCGGACACCAGGACCGGCAACGGCCGCAGCGCCCGGGATAACCTCTCCCAAGTGCTGTTTGCCATCGGTGCGTCTCTGGGAACTGACGAGAACGGCGTCATGCGGGTGGAGAAGCTGTGGGACGGCGTCTCTGCCACGATCACCGCAGATCAGATCAACGAGGACGCCTGCGCCACCGTGTACGAGACCCCGGTGAGCGCCGTGGAGATCACGGAGCACCAGTGGGTCAAGAGCGGAGCGGATATCTCTCTATTCGACGGAACCGCCGAAGAAGGCACTCTGGTCACATTCTCCGAGCCGGCCTACGATCTGGTTGGCAACGGCGTCACCGTCCTGGAAAGCGGAGACAACTACGCCATCCTGTCCGCCGGGACCGGCACCCTCACCGGCAAGAGCTACAACCACCTGACCCGCATCGTCCGCCGGACGGTGACGGAGGGGGCCGAGGAAAACGTGGTGACGGTGAGCGACGCCACGCTGGTGTCCCTCACCAACAGCGTGGACGTGGCCAAGCGCATGGCGGACTACTACCGCCACCGGGAGACCATCCGGGTGGACGTGGAGCCCGGCACGGAGCGGGCGGGCAGAGTGGTGCAGATCTTCCACCCCTGGGACAAGAAGATGGTCCAGGCCTGCGTGGAGAGCCGGGAGACGGTGATCTCCGGCATCCTCAACAGCCAGACCAGCGCGCTGGTGGGATTTAAGCCCGCACAGCCGGAATCGGCGGAGTATCTGGACGAGCGGGTAGTCCTCACCGGCTCCGGCGAGTTTCAGATCCCGGAAGGCACCACAACGATCCATTATGTGATGATCTCCGCCGGACAGGGTGGCCACTGCGGCGAAAAGGGCGAACCCAGCGGAACAGCGCCGCATTTTACCCATAAAAATGAGCAGTGGGGAGACACAATAACAGGCTACGCGATGGGGCTGGGCGGCAAGGGCGGCAAGGGCGGCAAGGGCGGAATGGGCGGCAGGATCGTCGAGGGCGACCTCGACGTGGCCCAGCTGAAAAGCCTTGCCTACGCCTGCGGCAAGAGCGGCAAGGGCGCCGAATTCAGCCCGGACGATCCCCCCGGCACGGACGGAACGGATACGGTGTTCCACGGCATGACTACGGCGGGCGCGTCTGCCCCCGATTGGGGCTTCACGGACCCCATCACCGGCGAGAAATTCGGCGGCGTCGGCGAGGACGGCCTCCCTGGCGGAGACGGAGCCGGACGTGATCCGTCTGCAACGGATTATTGGAAAGATAACAACGCATTACTCTACGTGAGCGGTACGGTTACACATGACGAGGACGGAAACGCATTCGCCCCCGGCCCTGTCGACGGTAGTGACGGCAAGATCAACATAACCCGGATCCGATCATCAACGGCTCCGGTCAGTCTCGGCTGGTACAGCTCCGGTCTGGGCGGCGGCCCGGCGGCGGGAGCCAATGGCAAAGCCGGATCCTCCGGACGCGGCCTGCCGGGCGAGACAACCGTTGATGTGACCGGCGGCTCCGGTGCGGACGGCATGACGGCCACGCTCACCCCCTCCAAGCCGAAGCGGTACGGCAGGGGCGGACGCGGCGGCTACGGAGGCGGCGGCGCTGGCTCCGGCGGCATTGCGGTTAAAAACGGAAGCGGTACAACAACTGCCGGAACACCCGGCGCAGGCGGTTTTGGCGGCCCCGGCGGCCCCGGCGCGGATGGGTGTGTGATCCTTTATTACCGGAAATTCGGACAAGTCAAGTCTGGCCCGTTGGTCCAGCGGGGCGGCGGACTGTTCTTCGACCGCTTGGGCAGACTTTTTATCGTGTGAGGTGATTTCGATGACGATTGAACAAAGAGTCGCAGTTTTGGAGGAAATTTTCTCCAAACTGCAAGACTACTACACATCCGCCTACTCCGGCGAGGAGATCGACGCGCTGCTGGGAAAGGCCGGAAGCAGCGAGCAGAGGGCGTGCAACCCGAATCTGCTGGATAACCCGTATTTCCAAATATGGCAGCGATACCCAGATGGTAATTACTCCGGCGTCCCAAATGGTAGCTATATACCGGATAGGTGGATTATCACATCGTCCAACGGAGGTGTTGTATCAAATCTAACAAAAGCCACAGCTTATGGCGGAATTAAAAATGCAAGTGGGCCAAATTGTAGAATCACGCAACGCCTGGAAAACGCGGCACAATATAATGGGAAAACGCTAACTCTTACTGTTTTAAAAAATACTGGGTTGTATACAGCTACTAAAATTGCTAGGGGCTGGACTGATACAACTGATATTTTTGGTTTTTTTGCTAGCTCTGTCGCGTGGCTAAATTCCGGAGAGGCCATCCTTGCCGCCAAGCTGGAACTGAGCGACCGCCAGACGCTGGCCCATCAGGAGGGGGACAAGTGGGTGCTGAATGAGGTGCCGAACTATGGGGAGCAACTGGCGCGGTGCCAGAGGTACTATCAGCTGTACTCCGCCGCCGAACAGCGCCCTGCAAAGGCTGTAGACTGCCGCCCGACGATGCGTGTTGATCCGTCGCAGGGAACCATCACTATTGACGGAACCACCTACTACTACAACACCGCAAACCTGTAAGGAGGCGCGTTATGCCGAACGATAAAACAGACGAGCTGCTCAAGCTGACGGTGGACGACAACGGCACCGGCAAAGCCACGGAGGTGACATCCTAATGGTACAGGGTGATGCGTACAGCATCGATATCACGATCAAGAACCTGGGCGAGGCGATCCCAATCGACACCGTGGAGAAGGTGGAGGTCACTCTGCTGAACCTGACACGGTCCTATCCGGAGGAGGTCACCTATTCGGACGGGAAATTCCACTTCCCGGTCACCCAGACGGAGACCTTCAAACTTCCCCCGGTGTGCCCCATGCAGGTTCGGGTGAAGTTTATCGGCGGGGACGTGGTCGGCTCCATGATCCAGATGGTGGAGGTGGCCGGGGCGATCAGTAAGGCGGTGCTGTGATGCTTACCTTCGAGCTGCAGCCACGCGAGGCCCTTGAGATTTCCTTTGCCGTGTCCATCGTCGCGGGAAAGGGAGACCCATACACCGGGGCGTATCAGGTGACGCCCAAGATCTACGGCCCGGTGGTTCTGGAAACAAAGGACAAGTCCATGGCGGACGATGTGACGGTCTTAAAAATCCCCCAATTTGAGGTGTCCAACGAGGCCGGGGGAAATACATTGATTATGGGAGACGAGTATTATGGCGGATAAGTACATCAACAAGGTCATTATCGGCAATGACGTCAAGCTGGATCTCACCGCTGACGATATCACTGCCGACAAGCTGGCGAAGGGCATCAAGGCCCATGACAAGAGCGGTGCTCCCATTGTGGGCACCAGCACCTTCGATTCCGATACTTCCGAGGATACCGCCGTTGCTGCGGAAATCCTTCTGGGGAAAACGGCCCACGCAAAAGGCGCGAAGCTGGTCGGCACCATGCCGAATCAGGGCGGCAAAACCCTTGACATCACGGACAAGGCGGCCCCCGTTTCCATCCCCATGGGCTTCCACGACGGCTCCGGTAAGGCGCAGATTGCGGAGGCGGAGGCGGCAAAACTGATCCCCGCCAACATCCGGGAGGGCATCACGGTCTTAGGCGTAGTTGGTACCATGAGCGGCAGCGAGGGCATGAAAGCGCAGGCCAAGAATGCCACGCCCACCTTCGCCCAGCAGGAGATTTTACCGGATGAGGGCTACAACTGCCTGTCCTCCGTCACTGTGGCGGCGATCCCTGTCAGCTACACCGATAACGAGCAGGGAGGCCAGACCCTGAAAGTAGGTGCGTAAGGATGGCGGTCAACAAGGTCGAGGTAAACGGTGAGACGAAGCTGGATCTGACCCAGGACACCGTGACCCCGGAGAATCTGCTCTCCGGGGCCACCGCCCACAATGCGGCGGGGGAGCGGATCAGCGGCGCGGTGGCGCCTGTCCGATACGATGTTGCTCAGGATCTGACCTCCAATCAGAAAACCCGGGCGAGGGAGAATATCGGGGCGGCATCTATAGACGAAGTAAATGCTATTCCTAAACCGAACCTTTTTATCAATCCTCTTTTCCAAATCTGGCAGCGGTATCCGTCCGGATGGTCCGGGGTCCCTGTTAATCGCTATCTGGCGGATGGTTGGCGGGTGCTTAGTTCTGATGGTAACAAGCGAAACAACCTCCGCCCAGCCTCGCCATATGGTATGACGAGCGGAGCGGGCGGAGCAAATTGCACCATCTCGCAGTTTTTGGAAAACGCGGCGCAGTTTAACGGGATGCAAATGACGTGCAGTGTACTTAAAATTGACGCTGGTGGTACACAATCGTTTGTCACAGCCACAAAAACAGCTTCCGGCTGGACAGATTCCACAGACATTCTTGCCTTTTTTGGTACTTCCAGTGCATGGCGATGGATTGGTGCCGGGGAAACCTGGATTGGTGCAAAGCTGGAGGTAGGCACCCGGCAGACGTTTGCACACAAAAACACAGACGGAAGCTACACGCTAAACGAAATACCGGAAGTAGGAAAAGAACTGGACAGATGCCAGCGGAGATACCAGTTGTTTTCCAGCGCTGGGAACCGGCAGACAAAGGCGGTGGACTGTCGTCCTCCTATGCGGGCGGACCCCGCACAGGGAACGATTACGATCAACGGAACAACGTATTACTACAATGATGCGGAGTTGTAAGATGGGTAATCGGCAGAGCTATAGGGGGCGGCGCAATCCGATGTGGAATCGTGCAGGATATCTGCTGCGGGGCCATTATCCCGGAGGGACGGCAGGCATGCCCCATCTGCGAGCGGCAGTGGCCAGAATTTTAACTTGCACGAAATTAAGTCGGGTTACGGGCTTGCACGAAACCAAGTCGGAACTGCCCTAAAAACTGCAACTTTTTAAGGGGGTGTGAAATGGAAATTCTACAAATCGTATTAACTGCCGCCACCGGCTCCGGCGTGACCGCCATCATCCTCGCGGTCCTCCAGCGGAAGTGGGCAAAAGATGACAAGCGGGACGCCATCGTGGACGCACTGAAGGTGCTGCTGATCGACCGGGTGCGCTATCTGGGCCAGCATTACATTGCAGACGGCAGCGTCAGCCTGTCGGACAGGGAAACGCTTGACGAGATGCACCAGGCCTACAAATCCCTTGGCGGCAACGGGCACCTGAAAATCATCATGGCCGAGGTCGGCGAGCTGCCGATCCGGAAAGAGTGAAAGGAGAAAAAACATGGAAAACATCAAGAAACGGCTGGGCAATCTGCTGGCGGTGAAAAGCCTCGTGACCATCACCCTGACGGTGATCTTCGCGGTGCTGGCTCTGCGGGGTGACATTTCCGGGACGGAGTTTTTGACCATCTTTACCACGGTCATCGCATTCTACTTCGGCACCCAGCGGGTCAACGAGGACAAGAACGGTTGAGGATTCAACCGAAAATTTAAGGGGGTACATATTATGGAAAAGATCTACGAGAACATCATCAACGAAGGCAAAAAGAACGGCAAGCCCATCGAGGCCATCAACGCCGATCTGAAGGATGCCGGAGCAAACTTCCACCTGAATCCCGACGGCGGCGTGGCCGGGTGGACGGAGCAGGAGATGAGAGAGGGATTCATCCCGGCGGAGAAGGAGCCGGAGGACGTGCGTCACCTGCATGACGTCATGCGCTACGATACCGAGAAGGCCGGTGAGACTCTGCGCATCCAGTGCGCCGAGGGTGTGTACGACGTGACGTGGGACGTCTACGGCCATCCGGAGAAGGCTGTGAGAGTCCATGGTTGATACATTCGACTGCGCGAGAGCGCAGATCTACCACAACACCGCCAAGCTGACCCCGGCGCAGATCAAGGCCAAGACCGGCTGCACCCACATCATCAACGGCTATCTGTTCAACGGCAAGTTTCGGCCGGTGGGCTGGACGGTGATCGACGGCAAGGTCATTAGCCGGGACAAATACCAGGACTGGGGCGTGTCTATCGGCTCCGACGGACTGCCGAAGATGCTGACGGACCGGTGGGGATCCTTTCTCTCAGGCGTCCCGATCCTCAAGGGCGGCTCCAAGCTGTACCGGGAGCTGACGCCGGACGTGGCCCGGCCTGCCGCCCGGACGGCGGTGGGCTGGCTAGCCAATGGCAAGGTGGTGCTGTGGTGCGACAAGGCCAGCCTAACCCGTGAGCAGCTCCAGAACAAGCTGCTGGGGCTGGGCGTGGTGGACGCCCTGATGCTGGACGGCGGCGGGTCTACGCAGGGCATTTTCCCCGGCGGGACGGTGGACAGCACCCGGAAGGTGCCCACGCTGCTGCTGTTTTGGGAGTGGAAGGCGGCTACTTCGGCCCCTACCCCGGCTCCTACCCCGGCCCCAGTCAATCCGGAGGAACCGGCGCTGGCATGGGGCAAGGCTCACGGCCTGCTGATGGACGCCAACGCCGGGGAGACCGTGACCCGCGCCGACATGGTCCGGGCGCTGTATCAGATTTGGGGGGACAACCATGGTTGAGATCCACGCCTATTCCAAGGCGAAGGACGGCGATAAGAAGCTGTCCACAAACTTTAAAGTGAAAGAATTTGCCAGCAAGGACGGCTCCGATGCCGTACTGGTGGCGCCCCGGCTGGTGATGGTGCTCCAGAGCCTCCGCAGTCACTTTTGCGCGGCTGTGACCATTAACAGTGGGTATCGGACGCCCCAGTACAACGCCAAGGTGGGCGGCGTGACGGACAGCCAGCACTGCTACGGCACGGCGGCTGACATTGTGGTACGGGGCAAGACCCCGGCGCAGGTAGCGGCCTACGCCCGACAGCTGATGCCGGACTGGGGCGGCGTAGGCAAGTACGCCAGCTTTACCCACATCGACGTCCGGGAAACGAAGGCCGACTGGACGGGCTAAAATCTGAAAGGAGGGCCAGAAGATGGCAACATCCACGCGGAAACGCGCTCTGCAAGTCTGGAGAACCCATGGAAAAAACAAACCGAGAGATCCGGGCGCTGTTGTCATCCATGGCCCCGGCCCGGGCGGCGCAGGCCGTCCGGCTGGTAGGCCTCCCGCCTGACGAGGAAACAGCGGTGCTGGCGGTGGACGTCCACGGCCAGAGCTGTCTGCAAGCGGCGGCGCTGCTCCACGTCAGCGTGGACGGGTTGGCCAAGATCCGGCGGCGTGCCTACGCCAAGATCGCGGATGATATGCAGGGGTAAACGAAAAGCCGTGTCCGATTCGGACACGGCTCTTTCTTTAGGCAGTTTGAGGGCAGAATACAGGCAGTTTCCGGGCAGTTTGGCTGTCCGGATTTTTTGTATCATGAGGGTAGGAAAAAGGAGGTGCGCTATGGATCAGCAATTTGCGATCGCAGGATACACGGGCTCCAGCTGCCTGATGTGCGCCATTGACGGCGCGGACATCTGGCAGGTGGACTATTTTGGCAACCGTCAGCAGCTCATCGGCAAGACCGCAGCGGCCTACACGGAACTGGAGGGCACCACCCAGCAGTACTATGACAAGCTGGTGGAGTTGGGCGTTATCACCCCGCCCAAGACGCAGGAGGAGTTGATGGGTGAGATGCAGTCGGCCATGAGCGACATGGCCGAGATCATCAAGGGCCTGTCGGCCCAAGTAAAGGAGCTGAAGGAGAATGGATCTCAAGCAGATCATAGCGGCCGCGTCGAAGATGTTCCCCAGCGCCGACCTGCAAAACGCAGTGCAGAAGGCGGAGCAGGCGATCA